CGACAAATTCATTGAGAATGTTTTGTTCTCTCACAGGACCATCCAGATTCATATTAAGGGCAATCCAAGTGGAACCAACAATGGCATTAGGGTTTCTTAGTGGAATCAAAGTGCTTACTGGTGGGGCGCCACTGATGACGCTAAAAATATCAATGCCGGTCATATCTACCTCTTATTTATTAAATTGACGATTATATGCAAAAATATGAGTGCCGGTATATCGATAACGGTTAGGAGATCACAATGATCCGAGAAGGTTTAACTTTTGATGATGTATTATTGGTTCCGCAACATTCTGCAGTAGATAGCCGTGCCAAGGTAGATTTGTCCATCAATTGGGCAGCCCTTAGATTTGATCACCCTATCATTCCTGCTAACATGCAAACTATTACTGGTGCAAGAATGGCAGGAGCTGTCATAGAAAGTGGTGGTTTAGCTATCCTTCATCGCTTCATGCCGTGGGAAGAACAAATTAAAACTGCAAAAGAATTAGTTACCAAGTACGGTAACAAAAACCTAGCAGTATCCATTGGTGTTAAAAATAGCGATCAGGATATGATTTCACGTTTTGCTGAAGTTGGTGTGAGAATGGTTTGCATCGACATCGCTCATGGTGATTCGCATCAATGTTCCGAAATGGTCGATTGGATTAAAAACAGAACTGAGATTAATCCGGGAATGTTCGTCATTGCTGGCAATGTTGCAACAGGCGAAGGAGCAAGACGTTTATGGGAAGCTGGAACTAATGTTGTCAAAGTCGGAGTTGGTCCTGGCAGCTTGTGTACTACTCGTATTGAAACGGGTAATGGAGTTCCCCAATTAACAGCTCTTATGGATGTAGCCAAGGTTCAAAGAGAAATGTTAGATAGATATCGAGCCAGAGGTATTGACTCTTTTCTAGATAAAAGAACGCTGCCCTTTATTGCTGATGGTGGTATTAAAAATGCTGGCGATATCGTCAAGGCACTATGCTTCGCTGATATGGTAATGGTAGGTAATATCTTTGCTGGGTGTGTAGAAACACCAGGTGATGTTAAGAGTATTGATGGTCGTACTTTTAAAGAGTATGTCGGTTCCTCTACTCATAAGACTAATCACGTAGAAGGTGTGGCAGCAATCGTGCCGACCAAAGGAAGATTCGAAGATATACTTACTCGCCTTTTAGAAGGTCTTCAATCAGGGTGCTCTTATCAAGGAGCGCACAGTCTAGCAGAATTGAAAGATAATCCAGAATTTATTAGAATCACCAATGCTGGATTAAAAGAATCCCATCCGCACGATGTTATCTTAAGGTAAAATTATGACACTCTATCAAAAAGTTTTGGCTGCAATTACTTTAGTTATTACTCTGTTGTTAATAGGTCTTATAATTTGGATGATTATAATAGCGAAAAGTTTTCTAGAGATATGCGTTCCTTTAATGTTTGTAGGGGCATTCGGTTATTTTATTTATACCGACGTTAAAAAGGCTTTCCCTTCTATTCCTAAAGACTAATAATAGCATGGAAGAAAAGATTTATACTTTTGATAAGTACATTATTACTTACCCAATTACTACCAAAGCGTCACCATTCGAATGTGAATGGTATCGAGGAATCACCTTCTTCATAGGAGAAGGTCAATGGGAAGTGATTCACAATTATTTTTTAGGCTATAGATTGTTAATAAGTGAAAAACAATATTGTATGAAAGACATTCCATTTTATAGTGGAACTTTTAGATTCCTTCCAACTGGAATCGAAGCGAGGGAAGTATGAACGATGAAGAGCGTAAATATCTAGATCTATTAAGAGATATTTTACATGGTTCCGAACGTAGTGATCGAACTGGCGTGGGAACTATTGGAATTTTTGGAACCCAGCTTAGATTTTCTTTAGAAAATAATAGGGTACCTATGTTAACCACCAAGAAAATGTTTGTCAAGGGGATCATTGAAGAATTACTATTTTTCCTCCGTGGTGACGTTAATACTAAACTTCTAGAAGATAAAGGAGTTAATATTTGGAAAGGTAATACTACCAGAGAGTTCCTTGATAAGAGAGGTCTTAAGGATTTACCTGAAGGTAATATGGGTAAAGGTTATGGATACCAATGGAGAAAATTTGGAGAACAATTTCCCGATTGTCGTAATGATGAGTGTTATATCGATACTAGTGGAGTAGATCAATTATCCCAAGTAATTCATACACTTAAAACTAATCCAACTGACCGCCGTATTATTATGAGCGCTTGGAATCCCAAACAATTGCCAGAAATGGCTTTAGCTCCATGCCATATACTTTGCCAATTTTATGCAAACAAAGATGAGTTAAGTTGTCAATGGTATCAGCGCTCTGTGGATACTTTTCTTGGATTACCATTTAATATTTTAAGTTATGCTATTTTAACTAAAATAATTGCACAAACTGTTGGAATGAAACCAAAAGAACTAATATTTATAGGTGGAGATACTCATATTTATAATAATCATTGTAATCAAGTTAAAGAGCAAATAAGTAGAGAGCCATATAATTTTCCAGAACTTTATATAGACAAAGCTACTAATACAGTAGAAGATATAGAAAAATTATCATTTGAAGATTTTAGAGTTGAAAATTATAAATGCCATCCATCAATTAAAGCGCCTATGGCAATTTAGTCTACATATTTATATGTACCACGTTTTAGACGATAAAAAATAGTTGACTTACTAATTTTAGTCATATCAATAGCATCAATTATACTATTATAAATAACTTCTATTTTTCTATTTCTATTATTATTTACTTTATTTCTGATTGGTACGAGACTAGAATCAACATATATATAATTAGAGAATTTTTCATTTCTAGAATTCAATCTATTGTGTATTGTTTTAGGTGGTATATTTAATAGCTTGGCAGCCTCCCCTATTGATTTATATTTGATATTATCAATGTAAAATTCAATATTCTGGTCGCCATTGTATTTACCTAAATTACAAGAACGTAATTTATTTTTAGTATCTTGAGTTGTTTTCCAATTACTGTTGCCACCTGATCTGCCATTTAGTCCAGAATTTAATGAGTCGCATAAATCAATATAATAAATTTCGCGGTCGTTAAGCCGCTCTGGTGTACAAATCTCCGCAATCTCTTTTATAAAATTCTCCCAGCCATATTTGCGAACTGAATTATAGAGTTTGAAGGAATGTCGTGTCGATTTTTTCTTAGCTCGCCTTTTATGGTCGATCCAACGTTTTTCAATGTTGATACTTTGACCAACGTAAATTTTATTATTAGGAGATATTAATTTATATATGCCGCATGTCATATATTAGTACAATAATATTTTGGACCTTTAATGATGTCCTCCAGATAAGATTTGAAGATGAAAGATTTCGTATTATCTGCCTATCAATGAACAAACCAGAATTTTTTGATAAGTTAGCGGAAGAGTTCAGCTCTATTTCAAATAAAATATTTAAAATGAAAGCGTTCTGGTAAATGAAAAGATTAAAATATGAAAGTGTTTTGGTAAATGAAAAGATTAAAATATGAAAGTGTTTTGGTGAAATTATGATTGGAATAATTGCAGCTGTAACACAAAATGGTGTCATTGGTGTTGATGATAAATTACCATTTGACTATCCTCAGGATATGAAACACTTCAGAACCAAGACTGCCAACTCCATTGTTATTATGGGGCGCAAAACTTACCAAGGTATTGGTAGACCTTTGCCCAAAAGAAGAAATATCATCCTTTCTAGAATAGCGCACGGATTAGGTGTGATTAAAGAAGATGGAATTGAAGTAGTCAAATCTTTAGACGAAGCAATGCTTCTCACTGCCAAGGACGAGCGAGATGTGTGGATTATTGGAGGGTCTTCTGTCTACGAAAAAGGAATGGAATACGCCGATAAAATTGTTCTAACTCTAACGCCTGATTATAATGACGCACACAACGCCATCCGTTTCCCTTGGATCAATCCAACCAAATTTGGATTAAAAATGGTTCTTCCCATGTGCCCGGAAGATCCCACTTGCCAGCTACAAGTAGCCACCTACGAAAAAATCTAATGGTAGGGATTGAATCGACAAGTGTAACAGATGAGAGTATCATCATCCTGATTTGGCTCTGCCATGTGATAGAACTCTCCACACTTGCAGCAACACGTCCCATCTAACATATCGTTAACTCGATAGACCATGTTTTCTTGAATATAGTAAATATTCTCGTCTAGGAACTGTTTACCAATCCCTAGCTTTTTGCATTTGTACTTGTCAGCAACTACCGACCCTTTTAGGATGTAGTAGATAGGTACAAATAGATAATACCCATGTTGATCGATAGCCACGATCTCAAAGGTTTTAATCTCATCATACTCTTTGTACGGGCTCACGATATCAGATAACTTAACCTTACAATCTACACGATCACCAGGTTTTAGTTTGACCATTCAAAGATGTCAAATTATGAGTTGTTTAAATTATGTGAGACCATAATTCGTACCTAATAATTTTACCAACTGTAGCATGTGTTAGGTTAAACATTTTTGCTAAAACACGATGAGTATAATTGCCGGTTGCATAAAGTAATCTTATTTCTTTGACAATGACTTCATTTATTTTAGCTTTGTTATTTTTAATTCCAGCAAACTCATATTTTCTAGCTTTGCTCATGTTAGCTCTAGCCTCGATAGAAGCTTTATACCCCATGCGAGCTTCACTAATTTTTCGTTTATGCTCTTCCGTAAATTTTATACCTGGTGTTGCTCCATCACCACCAGAAGTCTCATTGTATAATAAAACACCATGTTCTTTTAAATTAGCAATCCAATATTTCTCTGCTTCATTAAGAGAATCATTGTTATGATAATATTCTGCTACATTAAAGATAAAATTATCCGATCCATATTTTGATATGGCAGCATGAATGGCAAAGTATTTTTCAGGATACTTATCCTTTCCACCCTTGGCTATACTTTTATGTGTAGTCCATCGAATACCGGGCTCTACTGTTTTGCCTACATAAATTTTACCGTTTATCATATTTTCTATAAAATAGATAAACAAATTAAGTAATTAAGTAATTTCTTCGTAAAAATAGACCGAGACACCTTCATCCACTAACTGTGTACCAAGCAGTCCCATTAATTCAGGGATGGCATCGGTTAAGACAGTAGAGACATGAACAGTTGCAGGCTCATATTTTGCCATTTTACAGACTTGTTTTAGACACGCCTCAAGAGCGGTCGTATCAGTCTGTGATTCTTCATTTTGGCACAACATATGGATAACCCAAGTGTCGCTTTGAACAGCAGTAGTATTGACTGCTCCAAGCTTGTACGCACCAGTTTTGTTAGCATACCAACCTCGGCTTTCTACTTTTACCGCTTTCCATTTCTTATCAAACAATGGGAAAAGTGGATTATCTGGCTTGCCAGCTAAATTATTAACACTCAATACAAATCTCAAACCAGCGTTCTCTGGAGCTAAAATAGATCCCTTGATTAGCTTGGTTTTACCCTTAGGTTTAAATGGGTTAACAACTTTATCTTCAGCGGTATTCTTGTTCATAATATATCCTTTATAACCGGCACTCCTAAATAGATATATCATCCCTCTGAGAGATTTTGCTACCAATTACGGCGATTTGACGATTAAGTCTTTAATTTCATTGATTTTATCTTCTACACCATGCTCTAATAAAGAGAGTCGATAAGTTTGAAATCCGAATTGTTTTGATGCATTTAGGTTCTCTTGTAAATCATCAATATACAAACAACCTTTAAATTCAGGGTATGCTAATAAGAAACTTTGATAATAAATCAAAGAAGGTTTACGAGCCCCGACGAAGCAGCTAAAGTACTTAATAGCTCCAGGGAAGAAACCATTATGACTCAATTTATCTTCCATCATTTCAGCGTGTTCCACGCCAATGTTGGATAATAATGCTACTTGTAAATTGTGTTCACTTCTTAATTCATTCAGTTTATCCAACATAAAAAGATTAGGCATTACCGAATCATTCCAAGCTTTGACTAACCTTTTGATGGTAACGGGAGACTTAACATTGAATTTATCTTTCAATTCATCTTCCATGGTTGTATAGCCCAAATCGTGAATTTGTTGAAATCGTTTAAGAAATCGATTGGCTTCTGGAATAGTAGTATTAAAGCTTTCTGATAGATTTTCCAAAAAAGCATCAGCCGCCACGGTGCAAAGTACATTTCCAATATCAAGGGCTAAAAATTTCATGTTATATACCTCATATGTTTTACGCTTATCTAATCACAAACCTATTAAATGATAAAATTTATAGTTCTTCCAATTTCTCATGCAAAAATTTACAGTTAATATTCATGTTAGGTGATACCGATAAATTGATAAAAGAAGATAAATCTTCTGTTGTTTGATAAACAGAAGTGCTCAATTGTAACTTTTCAGACACAGTACTGTTAATAATACATTCTAAATCTTTTAGATCAACTAACACTACTGAATATTTACTATTATAAAAGGCATCAGCTAAAAAACTAGTCTGTCCCCGACAAAAAAATAGATTACAGTTTTTCAAATTACAAATATATTCTTCTTGATTATTAAAACTCTTTAGTAAAAGATTGTCATAATGTTCTTCAATGAAATCTGTAAAGACCACTGAGTCTGAATATTTCTTTACCATTTCTATAGCTTGTTTATTATTACCGGCAAGTCCTGCCACAATATTGTGTTGACAGGGAACAGAAAATTTTCCTACACGATAGTAGGGTC